AGCTGCACAAGATGTGGTTAATAAGATGTTACCTTTGATTAAACAAAAAGGTCAAGGTTTACGTCCTGTACCACTTCATAATGTAGTAAATGGTTTAGAAGGTATTCGAGGGTATGAGAAAATGAATAGATCTACGTCCGCTGGTTATCCTTGGAACAAAGCTAAGAATAAACTGTGTCATATAGATGCAGAAGGTGATATGCATTTGTTGGAAGAGATGATTAAAGAATTTGAGGATGCTGAAGAAACATGGGCAAAACTTGAAAGAGTATATCCTATTTTCAATTCTAGTCTTAAAGATGAAGCTATGAAGTTGACAAAGAAAGTTGCAAGGTCATTTCAATGTTCAAGTATGCCCTTGGCGTTAGGGTTGAGAAAGTATTACTTGATATTCTTGACAATCATGCTTAAATATCCAACATTGTTTGAAATAGCAGTGGGATGTAACGCTGAGGGTCCCGAATGGGACGCTATAATCTCTTCAATTGCAAAATTTGGAGATGATCGCGTTGTAGCGGGTGATTATAAGAATTATGACCAAAAGATGTCTGCACAATTGATGTCTGCCACATTTAACATATATATCAAAATGGCAGAGGCAATAGGTTATTCTGAAAGAGACCTTAATATCATGCGTGGCATTGCGACAGATACAATATTTCCTATAATTAATTTGAATGGTGATATATTACAATTATATGGATCAATGACATCTGGTAACACTTTAACAACTTTAGGTAATTGCATGAATAATTCTTTGTTACATCGAATTGCATATTATGGATTAGCGGAACATTATGGTTTAGAAGTTCCACCTTTCCATGAAGTGTGTAGTTTGGTAACCTACGGTGACGACTGTGCTGATTCAGTGAGACATGGATATGATTGGTTTAACCATACCAACAGACAGTGGTTTTTCGCAAAATATGATATTGTGTATACAATGGCGATTAAAGACCAAGATTCTGTACCATTTATTAATATAAAAGACCTTTCTTTCCTTAAAAGGACACCACGATTCGAGAGTGATGTGGGTGTGTATCTAGCACCATTGGAGGAGAAGTCTATTATCAAGAGTCTACAATTTGTAACAAAAAGTGTATTGACTCCGGAGCAAGCTGCTGCCGTTAATATTGATAATAGCATATGCGCATACTTCTTACATGGTAGGGAAATATTTGATGATAGAGTACCAAAATTAAGAAGAATTTTAGAAAAACATAACTTAGTACCATTTTCTAGGTGCTATGATTGGAGTTATGAATATATATTAAACCTCTGGCGCAGTAAATATAAAACAGGGGAATCACCAATCACTATACATCCGGACCTACCTGGATTACAAACCAAAGAATGGGATTTAGACACAGATTACGACACAAAATACTCTATGGCGTTGAGTAGACTTGTGGACGCGTGTTTAGATCAAGCGGAAGTGCCTGACACTTCACCCCTATTGAGGGGAGGCGATGCTGGCCCACATGCGCCAGTGGATCTCAATGTTCAACACGGCATTGAATCCGAGATATACTGTGTTACTGATAATATAATAGATACAATACAATATCTTTTCGAGTCTTGGCGGACGATGTATTGTCCTCGAGAAGATGAAACGGCCATTGAAGACGAACTTTGGGATAGTTATAGAGACTATGTTTGGGGTAGACCGTTCTACCCTATAGAATCCATCGCAGAAGATCATGATGGATATTATGATATGTGGATTCAATCCGGAGTCGCCAATCGCAGTAATGCAGTTACAGGTGGTACTACAAATAGTAACCTAGTCAGATTTAATGATATTGACATGGAAGTCACAAATACAGTGACATCAACACTAGATGGTACGAGATATAAATCTACCAAAAGTGACGACGATTTGAACAATTTCTTTTCACGTCCTGTCCGTATACAAACAATTACGGTTAGTGTTGCAACTCCCGTTTCAACAAGTTTTAATCCATGGGATGATTTTTGCAGTAATGCGAGGATTATCAATAGATTGAATAATTATACAAATTTAAGAGGTAAGTTGCATGTCAAATTTATGATAAATGGTAATCAATTTTATTACGGCAAATTGATAGCGTCGTATTTACCATTAGGACCAAATGATAATCTAGAGGAAGCACATGTAGCTGGTGATGATGGTGACATTACACTAGCAACACAGCGACCACATATATTTATAGATCCATGTAATAGTAAAGGTGGAGAATTACTATTACCGTTCTTTTGGTACAAAGATTCATTAAATATACCTGACGGAGAATGGGCATTAATGGGCACCATTTACGTTGAAAGCATAAATACCTTGCTTGCAGCCAATGGTAGCACTACTGACCTAAACATAACAGTTTTCGCATGGATGGAAGACGTGCAAGTTGATTCACCAACAATCGTAGATTCAGTCAATTTAGTGGCTCAATCCGGAGAATACGATTCGAAAGGATTGGTGTCTCGACCAATGACGGCAATGGCAACATTTGTCAATGGTGTCGGTAAAATGATACCAACTATTGCACCTTACACTACCGCAGCTTCCGCAACTATGAATATGGGAGCATCTATAGCGAAATTGTTTGGTTACTCCAGACCACCAGACATAGAAAATGCTAAACGCATGGCTCCTAAGCCTATGGCAAATTTTGCAAATTATGACCAAATGGATAATACCACGAAGTTAAGTTTAGATACGAAACAAGAATTGACAGCTGATCCGAGAGTATTTGGTTATGGACCAGAAGATGAGCTTTCAATTGCCAGTTTAGCCACGAGACAGAACTATATAAATACTGTCCAATGGGGTGTTACCGACACACCCTTAACAAAATTACAGTCGGTAAGAGTTTCTCCACATCATGTAGTCTCAAAATCTAGTGGATCAAAATGTTACACTTCTTACTCTCTACCCTCCCTTGACTTTTTCTATTGGCAAGGTACGATGAAATTGAAAGTAGAAGTTGTAGCATCAAATTTTCATAAAGGTAGATTAGCAATAGTCTACGATCCACAGGTCAATCCTAGTACTTATGAACCTACAGTTCAACATTCGTACGTTATGGATATTGCTGACGAAAAAGAGATGACGATAACGATACCTTGGTCACAATCATATGGTTGGGGTATTCGTCCTGAATCGTTTGGATCTCCTTTAGTCATAGGTCCTGGATTTGGAACTACAATAACAAAAAATGATACTGACAATGGGATAATCAGTATCTTTGTGCTCAATGAACTAACTACACCTGCGGCATCTACGCAGGATATATATATTAATCTCTATGTGAGTTTTGAAGACGACTTATGTTTTTATGGACCACAAGGCACTTACAATACGATGACATTTGCGAATTTATCTACCCAAGCGGGTATGATGGACAGTGATTGTGCTGATGATTGTCAAATGCCAGATGGTGACACTACTGATATGGTTGTGGGAAACGACCAATCAAAAGATAACCATGAGATGTTAGTTTATGGTGGAGAAAATATAAGAACCATGCGAGCACTTTTTAAAAGGCCTGTAAAGTATATTGACATACCGATTGTAACAGAATCGGGTTCTTTCAGTGCTTTTTACGGATGTCCCACTCGGCCACTACCTCGTGGCTATAACGTAACTACGTTTGGAGACGATTTTCATAGGGTTTTCAATAGTGTTTCTACTATTTTGTTTCACGCTTATGCAGGTTATAAAGGAGGTATTCGTTATAAAACGTATACAAGTAGCGATGACATTCTCATAACAATGGCACCTACTAACACTTCAAATCCTTTTTCGCAATTTGCATCAGCATTGAGTTACACCTATCTACAAGGTGCAAATAATACAGCTTTCGTAACAGCACAAAATGATCTTGGAGGTTTTACCTCAGGATTAACTAATCGCTGTAATGAAATGCAACATACTCATGGTACACAATGCGTTGAAGCTGAATTCCCATATTTTTATCCTTATCGTTTCTCACCTACTCGAGATATTAATTTCGAATGGGTGAGTTCATTAAATCCATTTCGTAGAATCAGACAAACGTCGTTTGTAGGTAATAATGGTGGTAATAACCAATTTGCGTCTCAGATGGTAAGCGTTGGTGAAGATTTCCAGTTGGTTTTCTTCACTGGTTTGCCACCAGTCTTTGACGTTTCTAATCCTACACCGCCGTAGTCGTACGGTCGTGCGTACGCCAGCCGCATCTAGGCTGCCTGCCTCATATGTCAGGGTCACTCTTCTTAAGTTCCAGAAGGTTTTGTAAGTGCCCCGACCGGGGGCATGGAAATTTTTCCCTTCACGAATCTTGAGAGAATGGCTTGAGTAGCAGGAACGCGAAATAACCCCGTGGTTATTTTGCTACTCGTAATCCCC